TAAATACCTGCCACACAAGGAGTGGCGGAATCGGTATTGATCATGGTCAAATTATCCACCCCACAATTTACGGTATTACCTACGGAAATCCCCAATCTTCGGGCATCATAAATACAATTCCTAAGGTACGAATTGGCCAGATAAACTTCAGCAGTATGGACCGCACCCGTAAATGAGGGCAGAACCCAACCGGCTGCCGAAGGAGCTGTAACCTCGACGTTATTATCGTCGATTATGCCAACAATGATATATTCACCAGCATCAGGACCCCCCGATAATGTCACTCGAGAACCTATACCGCTATTCGTGAAATTGTACGCGGATGTCAAGATGTTGGACGTGGCATTTGTCGTTATGCTGGTTCCTGTAGAGCCAGAAAACGTGATATTATACGGGGTTATGGTATCACTCGTGGTAAATTGCGTACCCTGGAAGTCCAGCGTTACGTTTGACCGCATTTGAACCACTGTATCTGGATCACTCAGGTTCGGCAAGGTTTGCCAACCATCCCCGATAACCCGAACTTCACCACCACCATTAGCATTTGCCAACAGGATAGCCTCGTTGATTCTGTTGGTTATTTTATAGTCACCAGAATCGTAAGAATTGACACCATCACCAACGTAATAGATTTGATGGGAATCCATTTTACGCGAACCGTTGGTTATTTTAGGGACCTCAAAAGTACCGCCGTTATTATAACCATAATAAGCACCAATAAGGTACTCGTTGCCTTCCATCGTATGGCCAGTTCCGGCATCATCAATTTCGAAAGTAAAGGTATTGGTAGTATTATCCCAATACCCGATAATGTAGTCATATCGATAGGATCCAGCCCCAGGCAAAACGGCTGTATCGAAGGATAATTGTGGGGGGACCAGGTAACGGATACCGTCACTTGTAACGATTGTACCGCCAGTATACATATCACCTGCAAAAGCACCGGCTATCACAGCCTCTTCGACAAATATAAAACTTTGAGTTGTGGCTCCAATGTAGGATACCTCAGAAACGGTATAAGTACCGTCAGATGCCGCTGTACCGAAAATATCAATCGTATCCCGAGCATGAACCTTATCGGTCAAATCTACCCCGGTGAAAACGAACTGAGAAATACCCGCGTTGATGCCAGACAAGGCGTATTTAGCACCATAAAGTGAAAAGGTACCACCGGTATCATGATGAATCAAAAGGCCATCGTAGACGCCTTTAGGCAGGGCTCCGGAGAGGAGTCTTTCCGTGTATTTATTGATGTTGTAATTCTCGGAAAGCGGTTTATTTAAAAATCCGCAGAATGGAGTTTCACCAGGTACGAAACCGTCAGCTAATTTACCAGGAGGAACGGTATCAACGAACGATCCGTTTGATGCCCATTCGCCTAAATTTTTATTGATATTTCCCATTTTTTATTTCATCCTCATCACGAAATTGAGTATCCTAAAAAGCTTTGATCGTCAGTAATATTCACGAAATTTGCCGTGGTTATTGTGTCGGCATTAAATGGTTCAGTTACCTCGAACACCCAATAAGCACCACTTGCAATTGCCCCATCTGAGGTAATTATTCGTACATTACCGCGTTCGTTGTTATTCGCTCCTTCAATGATGGTTATTTGTCCGTTGGCAAAATCCCCCGCAATAATTGCTGGAGTGAAGGAGGCCTGCAAAATTGCTACCTGGAACGGTAAAGTACCTGCCGATACCTGGATATTGCTATAACTATTCAAACCGGCAAAACCTAAGTTCGGATAATCAATAAGGTTAACAAAACTTGTGGCGTCAAGAGTAGCGGTAAAGCCATCCGTAACCGTGAAGTCCCAGTATCCTGCCGTTCCTAAAAATGCCCCAGTCGGATCAATTGTTCGAACATCGGAGCTTGATGTACCTGCCAGTACACAAATTTCACCACCAGCAAACTCACCGGCTTCGATCCCGACCCCCATAGTCGTACCATCGAAAACAGCCGTACTGATTATGGTTTCGCGTACATAAACCCAAAATATATCAGCCCCTTGATAAACCGATTTGAAAATCGTGTACGAACCGTCGGCTGCAGGAGTTGTATCACCTGCATAATAAAGCAAATCAACCGGCCGAAAATCGGTCGCATCAATGGATGAACCTGAAACGATAAAGTAAGCGGCCCCAGCCGTGCCGGTCTGGCCACCTAATATTTTAGCCCCATAGTTTTCTTTTAGACAATTTGATTTTATTACTCTACATACAGTGGCCGCACCTGAAGGAGCTGCCTGTCGGTTAGCCAAAGACCGAGCTGAGGCAAAGTTAAATGGAGTTTCACCGTCCACGATACCTATAGCGTTTTGATATACGTCTCCGGTGGCTCTATCCACTAATTTCTTGTAATCGACAGGGTCAGTTACCGAGCCGTCGGTTGTAACGATAAAGGTATTTGGAGTATATTGTCGAATCTGGCAGAAATCATTATCATCCACCATCAGATTCACAAGATCAAAAATATCTTTGCCGGTACCTTTTGAGGAGTTTGCAATGATATTTGCTCGGATTCGGCGTTGAAACGCGATATCAGCTTCGGTGTTTTTCTGGGTTATCCCAAAATATTTGCCGATGACAGCCAAAAGCCAGCCATTTGCATTGTCGATATTTGCAGTTTTGAGGAACATATCGATAAAATCTTCGATATGTTGTTGGCTGATGGCTTTGGCCTGGAACAAATCACCAATGTTTTGTGGCCCTTCAAACGTACCATCGGAATTGACCACTATCTTAAATAAATCGGTCATCCGAGCGATAGAGTTACGCCACTGGGAGGCCTGGTATCCATCAGAATGGATTAAAACCGTGGACGCCCCATAAGGTGACGAATATGGTGTACCATAGCTCATTAAACGTACTCCACTACAAAACGATAGGCTGATAGGTTGCCCAATTGCTTGAAATTGACACTGATAATTGTATCCGTAATTGCAGCCCCGACGGTTGAAATATTCAATTCAGCTTTATTGATATGGAGGTTTAAATTTGCGGGCAATATAAGCTTGTCCGCTTCGATTTGGCCACCCACCTCCAGCTTACCGCCGATAGATCCTTCCTCGGTTGTAATCGTTAAATATCCCTGAGAGAAATCCACGATATTCTGAATAATCTTTTGAGTATCCCCACTATTTTTAGCTGTTTCTTTGATTTCAAGGTCCACCGAAACCGTGGAGACCACGAAACCGACGCCCTGAGCTTTTGCTGTCAGGGTGAGGTAGTCTTTGCCAGAAATATAGGATGAACCAACCGGCGAGTATGTACCTAAATTGATTGCTGAATTCAAACCAAACGCTATTTGAGCTGCGGTATTACCTGCTGAAGCCGTAAACGTATAAGCTTGATTGTTGATCGTGATCGTGTAATCACCAGCATTGGCAGCGGTGACGGTAACTGAATACGTTTGGAACGTCCCTAAATTGAAATTGGAATCCACTGTAAGGGTTAATTTGGACCATATGGCAATATCTTCAGGTCTGGAGAATGAAATCGAAACGTCATCACCATTGAAATCCTGAACTATTTCAGTAAAATCACCATAGCTTTTTGCACCTTCTGAACGGTAATAGTATAGGGTTTCGGCTATTTGGGTGTCATCACCACCCTCCACAACCGCCTCTACGTTGTATCCAGGTACGCCCTGAACTATATAAGGCGTGTTATTATTGAATAAATATGCCGAGGAAACACCATCCAGGGCCAGGATCCGAGAGTAGACACCTTCACGGGTACCGGCACCAGGATATTGTAAGGATTGTTGTCTCCGAATCTTTAGAGTGGCGTCGGTTTCGATCAGAGTTCCCGGTGTACCTTTATCATCGTTGGTAATAGCTGACCACCCTCCCAAAATCGTTACGATTTCTGTAACGGAATTCGGATCGATCTGAACTGAACCATATTCCTGAGTTCTGAAAATTGCGGTTGCGGCCCCAGCAACATCAAAAGTAAAATTCTCATCGTTGGTAAGGGTTTTACCCGAGTTAGCTTTACCCTCTTTTATCTGTACAATTTGACCAGAAGCCACGGTATAACCAGGGGTTCCAGTACATCCACACTCTACTGTCGAATAGGTATTTCCTTTGCGACTGAGCCCAATGTACCCACAAATATTCTCGAGCGGAAAACCTGTAGCGGCGTCTGGATCGATAGAATCGGCCAAACCTTGAACAGCCGAGTTGATTGAGACTTCACGTTCAGTGTCGATATCGATAATACGTCCATCGATGGAATCTGGGGATGTATCAGCATCGGAGAACTTGTCTTTCCATGCAATTATATTTTCTTCCCTGGCTTCATCGAAAGAGGGTGTATAAACGCCACGGTCTGTCATTTTAATTCGGCTCATAAAACTTGTCCTTCAATTGTTCCATCGGCTGTTTCCAGCGAATACGATATATTTAGAATATACCCATCTTCGTTAAATGTAAAATCAAGAGGATTTACCTTTAGGACACCCTCGATGGAAAGCAATGATTCGTTTATCAAAGCGGCTATGGTTGATTTTGACGGGACTGGTTTTTGGGCCAGAATAGAACCAACAAAATCCAATCCATATGAGAAATTATAGGGGTATTCGCCCTTATTCGTGGATGAACGCAATAGGACCTTTTGACCGGTATCGTTTTTATCCTTAGCAGGTTGGAGGTTGTTTTCCACTCTGTATAAATCAACCTGCCCTAAATCCGTTGTGTATAATTTTAGCTGGCCCATTATTATCCTTCCTCAGTAGAGGATTATATAGACAAAAAAGTGAAAAACCTCTATTTAGTTTTAGCTATTTCACTTTTTGCATCAGCAAAATCCGTTGCTTTAGGCAAAACCGTAAAGGTCACTTTACCCGTAGCAATATCTGCGACTCCCGAAGCCAGAACCAACCCAAAGATGGATTCGATTAAACTTGTTAGGGTGTCCCCTTTGATTATGGCCTCAGCGTCACCACCTACGTTTACCGCACCACCATTTATATCAATAGTTCCTTTGGATTCAATGTTGATATTACCGTTCCCGGTATCAATCTGGATTTTGGATGTTTTTCCATTCGACGCATTGACAATAAGCTCCAGATTTGTGCTGGATGTATTCTTTACGTTGTTTGGGGTCGGTAATCCGCCAGGAATAAAGAACGCACCATTCATATTATGCTTTGCATTGTCCGATGGTTCATAAATACCCCCGGTTTCGTTGTAGTTTCGGGTTGTATTTTTACAAAATATAATAATTCCTGGAGATCCAGCTTCTAAGGGGAAATGGAGAATACCACTGGAATTCTTATTTGAGAATGATGGAAAAACAACTGGGATTTGAGGGATAACTATTTGATCTTCGTAGCCTTTATCCTCAAAGGTACGTGTACCTATTTGTTCTAAAGGTAGAGCTTTTCTCGGAGCTATTTGAACATCAGCCAGCTTAGTATCAGGATTATATTCGACAATAAACCCAGGATCGGCTGTTTCAATACCGTTCATAAACGCATTAAAAACGGTTCTTTGGAATTCCATTTCTGAGGGGTCTTCATTTAATAGGTAATAGTTCATATGAATTTTACCTCCTCTGTATCAATATCAGTTGAAACCGCTTCACCTTCGATTGTCCAATCCCCACCATAATTATCCCCAGCCGAGGTAGTTTTTGTAACGAGGTAAATATCATCTAAGATTTTAACCTTTTTGGATGGAAAAACATTCGGCCTTAGTAGGCATCGGAAGGTTATTCCTTTTTCTGTCGGTAAAGGCGGACTTAAAAGGCCGGTTGCAAAGGTTAAGTTGGTTATGATTTCATTTGGGTTGTCGGTATTTAGGGAGTTTTGGGTCAATACGTCAACTAAATCCGCTCCCAGTATTCGATTTACGGCGTTTAAATTATAGCTTATATTTTTATTGATGAGGAGTTTCTCCAAACTCTTACTGGAATCCCCCGCAGCTTCGATCATTTGTAAAGTATAAAGCCTGTTCGAGTAAATTTCAAGGTTTCCCAACCATGTAGGGTCAAATACCTCCTTGTCATAAAGGCTGCTCAATATCTGATTTGCCTTTATGTTTTTGGCTTCCTTTACCGATATTTGGTAGTTGTTTTCATTGATCCCAGCCGTTTGTTTTCCTTGTATTGTGGTAACTTTATCAACGCCTTCCCAAAAGGTTTTCACTGATATGATCCTGGCATCCACGAACGTCCACAGGTCGGCATCTTTATACCCGGCTTTGACGATAACTCGTGGTTTCGATTCGGCCAAAGTAGCCAATAAGTTAACGGAATCCTCGTCCAGATTATTAAATTGAATACTCAGGCCGTCTGAATCGGTCGTCATATCTTGTGTAAAAGAAAAACGAGTATAGATGCTACCTAACAATTTATTTGTGGGGGTAGTAAGCTCCTGTTCCTGCAGTATTTTATAGGGGTTGATCGTGAAGGATACCCCGGAAATATCACTGGATATTGTGGTTTCAATGAAATGCTCAACCGACATAATATAACCTGACCGTAGAACCGATGTTCTGCCGTGTTATCGTCGTCTTAGCTGCCGAGGCGGGCTTTGATGTGTCTATGAAGAAGAACGTACCTCCTGGGGCATTTACGGTCTTATTTTTTAGGGTAAAGGTCTGAGGGCAATCGATCCTTTGGTTTAAAATTATGTCCTCACCACTAACCGCTGAAATCCCTATATACCATGCATCAAAACGATACTTATAGTTCAGGTGGATTTGATACGCTATACCTCCTAAATTGGTATTGAACTTGTAGTCTGGACTATTGGAATTCAAACGGATTTCCACGTAGTTCGAAACATCAATTTCATGGATACTTAATGTCATGATATTGGCCCTGGGTACAGCATGTACAGCATAGATTTTTCAGGTCCTGTCCCCGAACCAGCCCCGGCGGCTCCATCGTCTTTTGGTGTCGGGGGTTTATTCCCATCATTTTTTGTCCCTTGGGTCCCGTCGGGTTTTGCGTCCGAAGGCAGAACACCAACGTCGGTTATTGCAAAGTTCATCTTTTTAAAACGAATAGATAGTGGGAGTGAACCATCATCCCCTGGGGTTCTGGCTATTGCCGCCCCGGTAATAACTAAATCGTCAAAAATCCCTAATGATGTTGTCAGTTTTATTATCTGTTTGGTGTCCCTCAGGTATTTAATCGTCTTGAACGCGGTAATTGAACGCTCTTCTTTTGAGTTTACTTTATCAATAAAGGACTTGACCGTAGATGCAATACCTCCTAATAGCCCAATGTTTATTGGGCTATCTGATACGACCCCTGAAATCGCAAATATATCAGGTTCGTTCCTGATATGATCCTGAATGGCATCCCGACCTTCAATAGCATAATCTGATATGGTATTGTCGAAATTGTAAGTTTCAGTCGTGGTTACGTCGAATTCAATAACCGAATCCGACACTTCTGGATCGTTTGAAATCCCTAAAGCGTCCGCAACTTTCCCATCCAAAAAGCCAGCATCCTTTTTTACATCTGAACTAGCCTCAACCCTCACTGGAGGGGCTTGACTAAAAATTATTCCTGCTACAAAATCTATTGGGCTCGGCATATTAAAATCCTCTATCTAATGGTTTTCAGCGTGTAATATGCTTTACGTCTCTTCTCGTCTGTATAGCCCTTCACTGCATTCTCCACGACCTTTTTGATATCCTCGGTTGTGTCTTTAACCGTAACCTCGATGAACTCACTCACCTCCATAGGCGGGAATGATGCCATAGAGCCTGACATCGGTTCAGAAAAGTTCTGCGGAGCCGAAGGCATGGACATCCCATTACCACCATGAGTAACAGTAGTCGCACCGATATCCATTTCAGCCTTTTTGAGAACGATATCAGTCAAAGGTTCTTTAACCAGATCAACCAATTCCCTCATTGCAGCGATTACAGGGGATACAATCTTCAACCATGATTTATATTTGTCCATCAAACGATCAAGTTCAATGATCCAGGATTTATTATTGATCGGGTCTTTTAGGGTGATGTACAAATCATCAAGAGCAAGGGTAACGGCCAGAATACCGATCAACCATTTGCTAGCCCCTTTGGCCAATTTGGTAAAGATGGTACCTTTTTTACCCAGGCCAGGTAAAAAGGCCAATAAACCACTGACCGCTGCCGTGACACCAGTGAAGATTATCAGAATACGGCCTAAAGCTTTTGTGAAATCAGGATGCTCATCTAAGAATTTCCTTACCCCACTCAAAAGATCATTTATACCCCTAACGAAACCACCCAAAGATTCTACAATAGGCCCACCTAAAAGCTTTAAAATACCAGCTATATTCAATTTCAATCTGAGTAGCTGGAAGCTGGCAGTTCTAGTCTTTTCCCCAAACGCTTTGTCTAAACGATCACTATGTGTCAGTAATTCTGCATTCAGTTCTTTCAAGGCCATCAAGTTTGTACCTAAAAGAAAAGTTAATTTTGTTTCAGCTTCATCCCCTGCAATCAAAGATAGAGTATTCTTACGCTTTTCAGAGGTCATTTTTTTGGTGGCTTGTTGCAAATCATACAAAACATCTACGATAGGTCGAAGTTTCTTACCGCCCTTTTCATAGACTTTTACATATTTAGCTAATTCTCTACCAGCTATTGAGTTTGTCTTTGTTATCCTGTTTAGGATTTGACGAACGGCTGTACCTGCATCAGCTCCTTTAGATATAGCAGATAATTTAATTAAAAGACCACTGGTTTCTTCAATCGACATATTTGCTGCAGCCGCAGCCGGACCTGCTTTGGTATATGCCTCGGCAAGTTGGGTTAATGTAGTCGAACCCTTAATGGTAGACGCAAACATTGTATTTGCTATTCTATCATATTCGCTCACATCCATTTTAAAGGCGTTTAAAGTATCAGCTAAAGACTCAATCGCAACCGCTGGAGCTGTCCCTCCCGTCTGAGCCAACTTTAAACCGGCCTTATTTAAGTTGGTAAAAGCTTCCGTCCCCTCCTCTACACCGCTGGATATAGTTGAATAGAAGGAAGGCCCACCCACTTCCTCAGCTGAAAAACCGAATTCTACCCCCCGTGAGATAGCTTGACTTTTGAGTTTTTTATCGAGCTTATCGTATTCATCCCCAACCTTACCTGTCAAGGTCATGGTATGGGATAAAGCCTTATCCAACTGCAGGGCTGGGATCGTAATAGCCGCCAGGGCAGCAGTACCAGCCGCAGCCATTTTACCAAATGAGCCGCCTATGGAGCCGATTTTGCTATCTAATTTGTTCAACGGGTTTTGATTTACGTTGAACTTCCATCTTGTAAGCAGCTCTCTAATAAGCATTTATGACCCTCAGATACTGTTCATGTACTTTAAATGTTTCTGGTACACTTTGCCTCGTTTCGTATCAACAAAACCGTCGTCCTTTTGCCTATCCTCTTTTGCTTTGCGATAATGTAAGGCATCCATCAGTTTATATATCCCTTGAAACGTCAAATTTTCTAAGATCGGCAAATGCTGTAAGTCCGCACCTAAGTTTATCCACAAATCCCAGAACGTCACATCCTCCTTTATAGAGGATGGTGGCTCCGTTACCGACGTTATTCCTTCTCCACAATCTTCACTACTGGTTCCTCCGAGCTTTCGATACCACTCAGGTTCCACAGTTTTGCGATAAAAGGGAAGTTAACGCCCAAAACAAACCACGCCAGTTTAAATGCAACATCCAGAATACCGGCGAAATCCCTATCGAAATCAATCGGAACGTACTCATCATCTATAAGGACCTTTGTGGAGGCCAACAGACCGCCCTCACAACCGTCAAGATTGCCGCCAGTAAGGAAATCAATCAGGTCATCATATTCAACCTTATCGAGGAAATCCTTTAGGGATGCTGCTGAACCTGATTTCACGAATACCACGGCCAACTCGGCAAAATTAGTACTGGCTAAATCTATCTGACCGATTTCACTGAAATTCTGAAAGGTGTTTTGGAGTATCTGGACAAAAGGATCGTAAAATTTACGTCCCCAGTTGTATCCGATTTTCATTGCCAACGAACCCTTTAAAGGTTCTGTTTTGAATTTCGTTTCTCCCAATTGTGTTTTGATAGCCATGTTCTTTTCCTCATTTTTTATAAGTTCTAAAAGTCTCCCAGTATCAAATCATTAATCCCGCAACAAAGAATGCGAGTGGTGTTGTTTCCTATTTGATTTCCCGCCGTATAACGCCTCGGGAAGGTGGATGAATGGTCCTTTACGACCGTTAGACGGCCTCCTATGCCCATTACAGGCCGATATCCGAACATACATGTAGGGAAGTACAAGAAATCAAGTGTTCCCGGTGGTTTCCACTCAATCGGAAAGAACGGCATAACCCCGGACAATTTCCGAAGGACAGTGATGAGCGTATTATAACTGCTCGATTGCATTAACGTGATGTCCAAATAACCGTATAAATCCTTCTCAGGGGTGAATGTAATGGCATCAGGAGTATTAGCCAAACCTTTAATAGGTGGGCTGGGGCCAACGATAAGGATGTTATCTGTTGGATTATACTTTGCCATCATTATCCATTCTATATAAGTCGCTGGCTTGACCGCCCAGACCAGTACGGTCAAGCCAGCTAAGGTTGTTCCCTTCAATAAAGGAACAACCCTATGGGGTTCTAGTTCGTATAGTTCTTGATGAGGATGATCCACTCTTTCGTGTCAACTTCCTCACCAATGGATTCCTCAGGAGGTCCAGCGATTGTCGCATTACCGTCATCACAAGCTACTACAGTAGCTCCGTTTTGACGGATAACTTCGACCGCAAACGTGGCTTCCGATTTCATCAAGGCTGTCAATTTCAGGATTGAAGCTTCAGCCGAGGATTTGATCCGCAAGGATAAAACACCAGCACTTTTAAGTTTGACGTTAAAAGTATTGGCATTAGGATCATCCGCCGATTTTGACACCGTGGTTTGGTCCTCATCGTCTGGAGTCCAGACAACCAATCCATCGTCACCTTTATCAAATCCAGTTAACCGAACATTGTCGATTGTGACGTTGGCGTCTTTAAAAACATGGCTTCCGTAAGGCATTATTATTCCTTCCTTATGCTACAGCAATATCAAGCACGATGTGCAAAATAGCTCCGCTGTATGCTAGTTTGATGTCGATACCGGTTAACAGGTTGTTATCCCTGTCTATTTTCGAAATAGCCGCCAATGCGGGCATCTTGACGATATATCCGGCAACCGGATCCAAGTCCAGGTTCCTGTAGAGGAATCCAGTAGCCACGAACCGTTCAATGACCGTTCTGATCTTGCCTTCAATAGCATTGATCCCGACCTGCGTGAATGGAATCTTGCCAGTGTTGTTGGAGATGTTGTAAATGTAAGTCAAAAGAGTGGATTCCAGCCGGTCTTCGATAACGTCCGCACCGATCTGAAGCTCAATGGAGTTTCCATTAGCCATTTTACCACCACCGCCGGTTGTGGTATCCCCGCCAAGAACCATCGTCAGACCCTTGACTGTACCGTAAAAGTCGACTCCTTTTGAGACGATATTGGCGATTTCAGAGGCCGTTAGGGGGTCAGGAGCGGCTGTATCCGTTGTTGAACCCACGATGTTTTTGTACAACCAATAGTTGGTGTTAACATCAGGGTCAAATCCTGCCATATTCCGGACAGACCGACCAACATCGATCCATTCTTCGTCGGTTGAACCGTCCGCTTTGGTGTGGAACAGGGTCCAGGACCGACTATACGAATTATCCACGAGGTAAGCTGCCAAAGAATCGGTATCCAAAGTGGAGTTTTTTGAACTAATATCGGTATCAGCGGTAGCGAAACCAATGATATGTTTCTGGGTTGCGGTTTCGATCCAATCAGCAACACCTTCCTGAATAGCTTTTGTACGGTCGAGGGCATGAGTTGCATACCATGCATATCCGGCCAGTTCAACCGCCGACAAGGACGATTTCCATTTGCCAGCATCGTCGATACCTGAACCGCCCAGGGTTTTAGGTGCGACTGAAATTTTGCCGTTATCCGTCGAATAGGCAATAAAGGCCTCGCCTGCGGTACCCGTTGTGATATCAAAGGTACCATCGGCATTATCCGAAGCCAATTGAGTTGGGCTTCCACTGAATGCTGCCAAATGAGCCGCTACGAGCATTGTTGCCGCATAGATTTTATCAATCTGACAGGTCATTGTTCCGTCAGAACCAGCCGCTGTGATAGCTTCATCAACATCCACGGTCACGGTTCCGCCCAGTTCGGTTGCATCACCTGATACTGTATAGGTTCCATTAGCATCGGTTGTACCATCACCCGAATAGGTGAATGTATAACCACTAAGGAAATGCTTTGCATCGTCAGAATCACCAGCAAACTCGAAACTACAAGCCCCAGCGACACCGACATTTACTGCGGATGGAGGGGTTTTAGTGAAGGATGCTGCTGTATATGCTACGTCGGTAAGGGTACCGTCTTTATCTGCACATTTCAGCTTGAATATATAACCATCCTGGATTTGTGAGGTAGTATTTACCACGGTGGCGGTTACGGCATCAACCTGGATCCTTAAAGCCCCGAGCTTATCAGGATTTGGAACCTGTAAAAAGCCAGAGTTCATCCCTTCATAAAGGGTATCACCATCCAGGATACCATCATCAGCGAGCCCAGCTAAAGAAGTGTATTCTTTGTAAAGCTCAGTATAATTGGTATGCGGACACGCCATAGCCACGGTATTAAATGCCGCTTCCTGGGCGTTTGCACTACCAATCGACATGTTAATTAGGGTAATCGGATTCATTTTCTTCTATCTCCTTTTATTTTTCAACTGTCAAATCAAATTCGACATTATCGATTGCAGCATTTACATCTATAGTGCTTATAGACGAAATATTGCCGATATAAAGTTGTTTTCGTTGCGTAAACCTGAAATCCATCGTATACATATCCACCCATCCTGGGCCATACTCTACCGGCATCTTGTTTGCTGCAATCGAGGTCATAATACCCATGTCAACGGGGTATTGAGATACAGTAAGGGTCATCTTAACGTCTTCATTTGTTATTGGTACCTCGAGGCCAACAGGCCCTGAAATGACCATCTCTGAGGTAGTCAAACCATCTGCTGCCACTACATCTTGCGAGGACAACCATGTACTGGCGTTTATCAATGCTTTTAAACCGTTCTTTATCGTCTCGGCGGTATCCGCACCTGTTGATGTATATTTAAATTGAATACCATATAGGTAAAGAATGTAATCTCCCACCCCAACCGTATCAATTTTCAGATTCAATTTGTGGGTTTTTCTGAATATTTCCCTTATAAGGGGATTTGACAAAGATAAATCTAATTTTTGTAAGTATGAATAATCCTCAAAGCATTTCACTGAAAAAGTTAAACCCCTCATGGCCTCGATACACACCATAGAGCTGCCGGTGTCCAAATCAGGGAGGTAACTCGGATCATCGGCCATTAAATGCTGATCTCTCATGAGGATATCGAGGGCCATGTAAGGGGAATGAGGCTTTTTATGGTTTTGATAACCCCAAACAATATTATCCGCACCAATCCCGCTGGCTTCCAGAACCCAATCATATAGGATATCTTCGGTCACGGTATGGTTTATCATCGTTTAATTACCATTTCGTAATGAGGGAGCAAACCATCATCCAGATCCCAAATCTTATACACGTCATATTCTTTGGCGTCGTATAGAACCTTATCGGTCGGAGCCCCGTCCACACCCACGGTTATTTCGGCTGTTTTTTCACACAAAACCTCCAACACCTCTTGAGCATTACGCAGCTCAGGGTTGTTTTCGATGAAACTACCCGAAGCCGGTTGAGGTTTCTCTGCCTCCACGTCAAAAGATTCAGTTAAAGTAATCGAAATACGCCCTTTAGTATTCGTTTGGGCATAACGATTGATCTTTATTGTTGTCGGGTTAATGAACATACTCATTTCTTAGGCTTTTTAGCTTTCTTTTTAGGCTTTTTAGCCCCAATAAGTGCAGGTGCAAATGGTCCCCAGACACCGTGGACTTCATATTCTTTGCCATCTATAGTTAATACAGCTTGATCAAAGGCATCCATATCTTTGGCAGCCTTGACCTTTTTGATTTTTAAGTTCTCGATAACTGAACTTCGCCAGGGAATCCCCTTTCCTTTGACATCAGATTCAGAAATGAAATATAAATTACCGTTTTTATCAACCAGGCTTTGAACTTTCATATGAATACTCCTCCATTTGATGCAATTTCATCCGTTCCTGAAACATGATCCCCACCATTAGCATCTGTAAAAACTGCTGAGTTATCAGCACTAATAATTCTTACTTGATTGGAAGCGGGAACCCCAAAGAAATCTGAATTTCGAACAACACCTTTAGAAGCCTGGCTTACGAATACACCCCAATCACCATTTCGATCAAAAGTGGCTTTTCGAATCAATATATTTCCTGACATGTTTGATGAATCGGATGTAATTCCATTAAGTCCACACCCACTAATATAGCTATTATATCCATCATTTAAACTTACAAAAATGATGCTACTGGCTTGATTCATTCCAACACCATGACCTGTAGCATTGATAATATGGCAAGCATGATCGGTATTAACTACACTTTTATAGCCTCTGATAGAAATACCGTCACTTGTACTGTCCGCAAGCATACAGATTTGGGGTGAAAATGAAGCCAAATCAGCACTCCAATTTATACCCACGGTCACATGCCCCTTTAAACAAATGTTTTTAGGCATGAAGATTCCTTTGTTGACGGTTAAAACATCCCCCGCAGCATTGTCAATAATACACGAATTCAGAACAACCTTAACTTGAGTAATATCCCCAGCCGTAGCTAAATTTACGTTCCATGTTGTACTTATCCCAACTCTTATAGTTCCCGCTACAGGCTGGGTAACGGCTGTTATAATGCCTTTTTGACCAACGTCAGTAGCTAAACCTGAGTTAGAAGCATTAAGACCGACAGATACAATCCTAATTTCTGCATCTACCCATAAACCTTCGTAATCGGCAGGAGTAGCAGGGGCAAATTCAACCCAATTGGTGCTACCTGCTGTTGCCGACAATACTGGAGATTGGGCTCCAGTTGCGGCTGCTAAATTTAAAGCACCTTCATTGAAAACATGATTTTGAACAATCAACCCGGAACCTAAAGAATAAGTCACCGGAGTTGTTGGATTACCAGCCAAATTAACCGTAGCTTCAACGCCATCAATCATTGATGGCAAGGAATCTAAGGCGGTCTGGATATCATCACCTGCTGTCAAAGTTATCGCCACATTTTCTTTTAATATATTTCTACCCATTTTTATTATCCAATCTCAATCCAATTTGTATTGGTTGCATCATAGATTACCGTTGAGAATTGCCCAGAACCCAGATTGATTGTGGCTCCAGATTCAACCGTATCACCCGCTCCAGCCGTTAAGGTACACAATCCCCCACCTTTACACTTTAAGGTTGTTTTAAGCGTGTCTGGGGTGCTTGTTGGCAGGGTTAAAATTACTACCCCACTGGAAGTATCCACTACGATTAGATTACTTTCAATTTCCGTGGTGGTCAAAGCACCAGTAGTCGATTTATCAATTATTTGAGTATTCAAACTGGCCTTCGTGGTCCAGTCCGAAACAAAAACCCAGTTGTTATTCGTATAATCGGCTGCCAGAGTGATTGTTTCGCCCTCAGCCACCATAAATGATGCCGCACCTTCCACGGTATCACCAGCTCCAGGCGTCAAGGTTAAACCGAACCCTACCCCATTACGTTTGACGGCCGTATAAACCCCGTCTTTTACCTCGGTTATGACCGGTAGGGTCAAAACTCCAGGAGCTGCACTTGTGTCATAATTGAATAATGTGCTCAAATCAGTATCAAATGATAAAAGGATTGTCCCCGTGACATTTCGGATCACGTAAGAACTGATAACATCCTCCAGTTTGCCAACCTCATATTCACCCCATGTCGAAGACAAGATATCCCCAACATTTATTGCGGCTCCAGATACACGTTTGCAATCCTCCAATAGAAGAGAATTCTTATTGATCCGAGTGAAACCGTAAATTGTGTCTTTGGACAGGCCAGAAACCTTATCAACGACGTGTAAAGCTCCGTTTTCCGCCGTTGATATTGCCAGTTTCTGGATGAATGGATGATAACCGATCCGGATATCAAATAACTCACTCGGGTTGGTTGAATTGGCTGCAATCGAGTCCTGAGCAGTTGTGTCAAACGTATTTATTACCTGCGGTATATTCATTTACAATATCCCTTTTTTCACTTTAAATTTCAGGGAATCCTTTAATAGGCCAGTATCCTCCAAAGGATTATCCTCACCCTTTGCCTCCACCGTGGAGTCAGCATTTCCCGGTGAGGAGAAATTAACAAGGGCTGCCTCTACATCCTTTTTTATTTCCTCACCCAACTTATCATACAGCTTTGAAAGGCTTTGTTTGCCTATTTTAGCAACAAGCTTTTCTTCCAACTTCAAATACTTTAGACGATTGGCGTCAATAACGGACCTTATAAATGACCGCTGAGGTGCATTATCGGTCCCGAACTCGTTATATGCGGCAACTGCGGCCACCTGCGTACCATCAGGGTACTTATCCTCCTCAAAGAATCCGAAATCAAGGGTTGTCTTATTCGCCTTAGTAAGTTCCTTGCGGAAAGCTTTATACCTATAAGGGTTTTTCTCAGTCGTTTTAAATTTTACTTTATTACTGGCCATTTAATCATCATCCATTGCACCGATCACAAATATCGGTTCAGACGCTGTATATTTCGGTTGGCCTGTATTTGCCTTCGATGAAAGATCATCGAAGAGGGAATCATACATTGATACCCGGTTCTTGTATTCACGTTTAATTTTAGAGGCTGTTTGGGAGTCGGCCATACGGGCAAATTTAAGAGCAATAGCTCTTGCACCCCAGGCTGCGGCCAAATAAACATTTGTATAAGTAAGGATAAGGGCGGCTATTTCTTCATCCGATAACAACTGATCGGTAGAAAGTGTATCCATCAGCAAGAAACGGATGAAATCTTTATCATTTGCCGACGGGTCACCGCTATACGTCCAACTCATGCTTCATCCTTTTCTATTCTCTAAAGGGAAGGAGGAAAAACTTCTTCCTCCCTCCCCCAAAAACCAAACCATAACCAACGTCTAGGTAATGACGTTGTACATCAATGCTCCGAGGCCAGCACCGACGAGTTTCTGATCGACAAAGGCGTTATTCTCATATCGAGT